CCACCCAAGTTGGGTGATGCCCTTGTGTTAAGAGAGTTACTCCCTACAAGTAAGAGCAACAACAACAAGTGCGAACACAGGAAGAAGACTCAGGACTACGTTCATGAGAGCTTCTGTTCTTGAGCTTCATTGTCTTCACCACATGAAGGACACTTGCAGGAAGAGTCCAAGAAGGAGAAACCAGCAGGACTCAGAGTCTGAGACCAGTTGCAGCCACACTCACAGACATAGAAGAAGGTGATACGCATGATGTGTACTCCGAAGTAGAGGAACTGAATTGTTCCTACTCAACGCGTAGCGTCCATCGGAGGTACAAAAGTAACTACATATCGGGAACATATCGGAATGGAGATGAAGTGAATGATGTATCGGATGAAGGTAAACCCAAGCAAGTTAGTACATATCTCCAGCCTTCTCTCCTGTATATGAATGAGTCTAGGACTTCTGTCTTTCCTACTACCTTTCTGTCTTCGGTGTGTTGTGTTGTGTCAAAAAGAGAGACCTACCCCGAAGGGTAGGTCGATGGGTTAGTCCTCTACGTGCACGAGCTTGGCACGGTCAGCACGCTTGGTATCGCGGAAGTACTGAGCTTCCTCAAGGGCTACGTCAGCCATGGCGTCGAGAGCTTGGGCGCCTTTGTTGGCAGAGCCGAACAGGGTGGTGAACATGGAGCAGAGAGTGATGATGGAAGTGCGGATTGCAGAGAACATAGTAGAGCCTCGAGGTAAATGGTGGCTTGATTGCCACGTCAACGCGTAGCGCATGGGGTACGGGTAGAGTTTTATTTCTGGATGAGTACCCCGGGGGGGTGTGTGAAAAAGATTTGGCCGTACCCGTAAGCCCTGCATCCGTACCCAATTTTCAAAATTCTGAAAAACCTGCGAACTCGATTCTCGGCTCGTAAACTAGCGGTCATCACTTGTCGAGGATTGCAATAATGCAACACTGGTATAACGCAGTGGTGACGGAGGATCCGGTGCTCCTCACTGCTGACGTACTCAAACAGATCATGCCCCGATGTAAGAACCCGGAGGATTGGGCTGAACCATTGGCTATTCACATGGCTCGGGCCGGTATCGAGAGCGATCACGATATGGCGATGGTGCTGGCTCACATGGGTCATGAGTCCATGGATCTCACTCGGTTGGAAGAGTCTTTGTATTACTCCACTGCAGAGCGACTGATGGCTGTGTGGCCGAGTCGATTCAAGACCAAGGGGTATGCAGAGTCCTTTGCACGGAATCCGACTGACCTGGCCAACCTGGTGTACGGGACAAGGCTTGGTAATCGTGAACCAGGGGATGGATGGAAGTTCCGTGGGCGTGGCCCGTTTCAACTGACTGGAAGGTACAACTATGAGCGGTGTGCTGAAGAGACTGGCCTGGATATCGTTAGCAACCCTGATCTTCTTTGCGATGATCCTGTTGCTGGAGCCACTTCTGCCGTCTGGTTTTGGACGAGCTTTGTTGATGGCCGGGATATGAAGACCACCACCAAGCAGATCAATGGTGGGTATCACGGTTTGAAGGATCGAGTGAATCGGTTCAAGCGAGCACTGGCAGTTCTGGAAGGGGAGGCCTGATATGGATGATCAGACGATTGATCAGTTCAAGAGTGCTCTTCCTGCCACGTTGAAGAAGAGCGTGAACCAGAGCTTGATCGACAAGATCAACAAGACTCTGAATGACCCGGATATGTATGAGACGTACCGGGAGAATCTCCTCAGTTACACCAAGGTGATGAGTGAGGGGAAGTTCAAGGTCTCCAACTACATCGATGCGGTGAAGTACGTCAGTCACAAGCTGATGGGCAAGACCAACATGGATGCCTTCTCCGCGACCTTCCCTGACAAGATTCAACGGTGGATAGCCCAGGGTGTGGCCAGCAAGGACATGGCCTCGTATGTGACGGCCTACAACAAGTCCAAGCTGGTCAACCTGATCATGGAGCAAACCCTGGTTCCGTCCTGGGTATTGAACCAGGACTTGTATCAGAAGGCCTTGAACGTGCAGGCCGAGCTGATGATCAGTGCCAACAGCGAGAAGGTACGGAGTGATGCAGCCAACTCGATTCTGACCCACCTGAAGCAGCCCGAGACCCAGAAGATGGAGCTGAACGTCGGGGTCAAGGAAGACAGCAGTATTGCATCATTGCGTCAAGCCACCATGGAGCTGGCACGTCAGCAGCGTATGGCGGTGGAGGCAGGGGCCATGAACGCCCAGGAGGTCGCCCACAGCTCGATCGTGATCGATGGGGAAGCGGAGGTCAGGGATGACTGAGAAGCCCCTGGTAACGGCCATGCGGGGCGTCCATGAGGATGGGTCGCCCTGGGGTGTCGAGGACTACCTCAACAACGTCGACTACCTGGTACCGCCCGGGTACGTGCCCAGTGACTTCGCCCTGGAGTTCGTCACCTTCATCAAGCTGGTGAACGGGGCTGACGGGGAGGAGAACAAGACCCCGCTGGTGCACTACTACATGCTCGATACCATCACCGAGGGTGGCAAGCGGGTGATCAACCTGTGTCACCGGGGTATCGCCAAGACGACGGTGATGGGTGAGTACCTGTTCCTCTACATCGCTACCTACGGGGAGATCCCGGGCTTCGGGGCCATTGACCTGGCCCTGTACGTCTCGGACTCCATCGAGAACGGCGTGAAGAACATGAGGAAGAACTTGGAGTTCCGCTGGCACAACAGCGACTTCCTGAAGGAGTACGTGCCGGTCGCCAAGTTCACCGATATCCGTTGGGAGTTCCAGAACGCGGATGGGAAGACCTTCATCGTCAAGGGCTACGGCGCGAAGACGGGGGTACGTGGTGCCAAGGAGATGGGTAAGCGTCCTCAGCTGGCGGTGCTCGATGACCTGATCTCGGACGAGGATGCCCGCTCAGCCACGGTGATCGCGGCGGTGGAGGACACGGTGTACAAGGCGGTCAACTATGCCCTGCACCCTACCAAGAACATGATCATCTGGAGTGGTACCCCCTTCAACGCCAAGGATCCTCTCTACAAGGCGGTGGAGTCCGGTGCCTGGGCGGTCAACGTGTTCCCGGTGTGTGAGCAGTTCCCTTGCAGCAAGGAGGAGTTCCGGGGTTCCTGGGCCGATCGCTTCACCTATGAGTACGTCAAGGAGCAGTACGACAACGCAGTGAAGCTGGGCAAGGTGGACACCTTCAACCAGGAGCTGATGCTGCGGATCATGAGTGACGAGGATCGACTGATCCAGGATCACGACATCGGTTGGTACAAGCTGGATGCGGTGCTCAGGAACATGCCCCGCTTCAACTTCTACATCACCACCGACTTTGCGACCTCCGAGAAGCAGAAGAGCGACTACTCGGTGATCAGTGTGTGGGCCTACAACAACGTAGGCGACTGGCTCTGGGTGGATGGCCGCGTGAAGCGCCAGGACATGGGAGCCAACGTGGATGACCTGTTCATGTTCGCCCAGAAGTACCGGCCCCAATCTGTGGGGGTGGAGGTCTCTGGACAGCAGGGCGGCTTCATCCAGTGGATCCAGGGCGAGATGCTCAACCGCAATATCTACTTCCCGCTGGCCTCGGAGAATAACGACGGCAAGCCGGGTATCCGACCCAACACCAACAAGCTGGTTCGCTTCAACACGGTGGTGCCCCTGTTCAAGGCACGCAAGATCTTCTTCCCCGAGGAGAAGAAAACCACCCCGGAGCTGGCGGAAGCAATGAACGAGCTTGGCCTGGCCACTGCTGGTGGCTTCAAGTCCAAGCATGATGACTTCATCGACACCATCTCCCAGCTGAGTGTGCTGAAGGCCTGGAAGCCGAGTGCCGAGGGTACCCTGCACAAGGACGAGAGCGGCATGTGGGAGCTGGAAGAGGAAGAGGATGACTACGATCGCATGAGTTCCTACATCGTCTGAGGAGGACGCTATGACTCTGGATGAGCTGTTTGATGACCTGACCTACGGCGAGCTGTCCCAGCTCAATCTGGGAGGTGCCGATACGCAAGGTGTGACCGTGGACAACCGGCCGCATGTGGTGAGCCTGATCAATCGAGGGCTCGAGGTACTGCATCGCCGGTTCCTGCTCAAGCGGGGACGCCTGACCGTGCCTCTGGTGGAAGGACAGGAAGAGTATCCCCTGGCCAGTGAGACCCTGCCCTTCGTGCGGGTGGAGCATGTGGAGTGGCCCGAGGGCTTCTCCAGTGATGTGATCCCGCCCAGGGGCCAACGACCGGCCCTGCCGCTCAATGACGAGGGGGCTGAGCTTTCCCTGTTCACCCCGAACCACCGCACCCTACGGGTGCCCAAGGCGATCTGGGACTACGGTGCCAGGGAGCTGACGGTGGTGTACCGAGGTGGCCACAAGCGGATCGACAAGGAGGAGTCGGCCTTCTCACCTGAGTTCATCGAGGTGGATCTGCCCGAGGCCTTCCGAGAGCCCCTACTGTTCTACGTGGCAAGCCTGGTGTTCAATCCGGTGGGCTTCGGGGTGGAGGGTTCCCACGAAGGTAATAACTACGCCCAGAAGTTCGAGATGGCCTGTCAGCAGCTGGAGACCAGTGGCTGGGACCACGGCACCATGCTCGAGCGAACGAGCTTCCGCCAACGCGGCTTCGTGTAACAAAAAGGCCCCCTATCAAGGGGGCCTTCTCATAGAAGCACCAGATCAGATGATGCGGACGTAAACGGTCTGCTCCTCTTCCTCGTCGTCGCTGTCAGCTACGGCTTCCAGGAGACGATCGAAGGTACAAACGAGGCAACCACACTCCTCTTCCTCCAGTTCCTCTTCGTCATCCTCAGCCAGTTGATCAAGCAGGTTCTCGAGGAAAGCGAAAGCAGCCTCTTCCTCCTCGGTAACATCCAGCTCTTCTTCCTCGGCCTCTGCCAGGGTCTCTTCCCAGGCCTCGTCATGCTCGGTGACCTCCTCCGGGTCGAGCAGCTCCCAGTCGTCCCGGAACATGAAGCTCAGGGTGTAATCCCGGTCCTCGCTGTCGCGGATATCGACCACACCGCCATCACGGGTGTGCATCACGATGGTCTTGGCTTCCTCGCACCAAGTCCAGTACCCACCCCACTCGGGGAGGGCTGCACGGTGGCCACGCTTCAGGTAGGAAAATACGGCTTGGAAGTTCATACGTCGTCCTCTTCGTTGGTTTCAGCTTCGGGTACTACATTGCGCTCCAGGAACACTTCCCTTGAGCAGTGATAGATATCGTCTTCGTTCAGGTACACCACGAAGTCACCGGTCTGTACTTCGTCGTAGTGAACGAAGGTGTATTTTTCGCCATCCTTGGTAATCAGCCGCAGAAGGTTGGTACCTGCCGAGACGATGCGATCGTCTTCAGTGATCTCATGAGCCAGGCGGGTAATGGGACGGGATTCGTATCGCTTGAAGGTCATTGGTTTCAGTCCTTGGGTTGGGGTTGGGCGATGGACCTAACCAGGGCCATAAACCCGGTCTCGATGTCAGTGCGGGCGATGCTGTGCCAGCGGCGAGCGTGAGCCCGGAGAGCTCGGATTTGATCGACGTGGGGGTGCAGGCGCATCTGATCGTCGAGCTTCTTTTCCGCCTTGGCGTGGAAGGCAAGGACCTGGGCTTCGAGCTCCTTGGCTTCGTTAATCAGGTCGATCTCGTCCTGGGTGAGATCCCGATATCCACTGATCTTGGTGTGTTGATCTTTCATGGTTTCAAGCCTTTCCGGTTGAGCCGATTCCACCCTCACCGCGAGCGGTTTTGGAGACAGAATCAACGAGGGTGAGTTCAGGGGTGTAAACAGGAACCAGGAGGTACTGGAGAACAC